TTTGGAGTTTGCAGGCGTAAAAGGCGATACCAACAGTCGTCGTGTTACTGTAAACGTTCCATGTAACGAAATGTGGGGTCCAGTGGGCAGTTGCCCAGTGCTTGCAGAAGTACGCAACTGGTTCAAAGATCCTAACTTAGAAGACATGGGTCGTAAGTATTGGAAAAAACGCAGTTATGTGTTCCAAGGATTTGTAGCTGAAAACAGTCTACAAGAAGATACTACTCCTGACAATCCAATTCGTAGGTTTATTATTAATCCTAGTATCTTTAATATTATCAAAGGTGCGTTAATGGACAGTGACTTTGTTGAACTTCCGACTGATATTGAACAAGGTACTGATTTCCGTCTTACCAAGACTACTAAAGGTCAATATGCTGATTACAGCACATCAAGTTGGGCTCGCAGAGAGCGTAGTTTAGACAGCAATGAACGTGCAGCAATTGAAGCTCACGGGCTGTTTAACCTAAATGATTTTCTTCCTAAACAGCCAACTGAAGCTGAATTGACTGCAATTGGTCAAATGTTTGAAGCAAGTGTTGACGGTCAAATGTATGATCCAGAACTGTTCGGTAACTTCTATCGTCCAGCTGGTGTACAAATTGACACTGCCAACAGTGCGCCAAACAATTCAGCGCCAAAACCTGCGGCACAAAGTGTTGCACAACCAGCACCTGCTCCAGTAGCAGAAGCGGCACCAACTCCAGTTACTCCACCTGCACAACAGGAAGCAGTAGCGGCAGCGGCAGCGGCAACAGCTCCTGCAAGCGAAGAAGGTGATAAACCCAGTGCGCAAGATATTTTGGCAGCAATTCGCAATCGTAGCAATTAATCAACAATAATTAAAGTAGGCGGCAACTAGTCGCCTACTGTGGCTTTATGGAGAAATAGATGGCAAAACCTTTTGACGTAAGTAAATTCCGCAAAAGCATTACTAAGAGCGTACCTGGGCTCAGTAGCGGATTTAGGGATCCTGATACATGGATCTCAACAGGAAATTATACACTAAACAAACTGCTGAGTGGAGACTTTAACAAAGGCATTCCGCTGGGCAAAGTAACAGTGTTTGCAGGTGAAAGTGGTGCAGGTAAAAGTTTTATCTGCAGTGGTAACTTGATCAGAGAAGCACAAAAGCAAGGTATTTTTTGTGTTCTCATCGACAGTGAAAACGCACTAGACGAGAAATGGCTACAAGCACTTGATGTTGACACCGGTGAAGACAAACTTCTCAAACTAAACGTAGCAATGATTGATGAAGTTGCAAAAATTATCAGTGAATTTATGAAAGACTACAAAGCACAGTTCGCTGACAAAGAAGAAGAAGATCGCCCAAAAGTACTGTTCGTAATTGACAGTTTGGGTATGATGCTAACTCCTACTGATATTGACCAGTTTCAAAAAGGTGATATGAAAGGTGACTTGGGTCGTAAGCCCAAAGCACTTACTGCACTTGTTAGAAATTGTGTAAACATGTTTGGCGACTACAATGTAGGATTGGTAGCAACTAACCATACATATGCATCGCAGGATATGTTTGATCCAGATGATAAGATCAGCGGTGGACAAGGATTTATCTATGCATCAAGTATTGTGGTTGCTATGCGCAAACTCAAGCTCAAAGAAGACGAAGATGGTAACAAAGTTACTGATGTTCGAGGTATTAGAGCGGCGTGTAAGGTTATGAAAACTCGTTTTGCAAAACCGTTTGAAAGTGTGCAGATCAAGATTCCGTATGAGACTGGTATGAATCCATACAGTGGTTTTGTTGACTTGTGTGAAAAACTTGAACTGTTGAAGAAAACAGGTAACCGTTTGGAATACACAAGCCCAGTTACTGGTGAGGTACTAATTAAATTTCGCAAAGCGTGGGAGCGCAATGAAGAAGGCTGTTTGGATCTCATTATGACCGAATGGGGACAAAAAGACCTTCCGGAGGTAAATATCGACGATGAACAAGACGTCTTACCTGAGGAAGAATTAACCTATGAAAATGAATGACAGTGAGATAGCCGCATATATTGATATGTGGCTATCTATGAAACCTTATATTAGTGCCAAAGACAAAGAAATTGCATGTGAAAAGTTTTTGAATGTTATCAATGAAAACATCTGTGATCTAAATGAAGTATGCGACGAATGGTTTGGCTACGACTCAACACTTGACAGAGTGCTCAGAGATTGTTATTATGAAGATGCATATGATGATATTGATGAGGACTCAGATGAATACGATGATTGGTAAATGAGCTGGTTTAGTGAAATACGCAAAGACATAGCTAATATTGTTCCTGCAATTGATCACTTCGAAAAAGAACTTTCTGAAGCAAGACTGGACACAAGCCTCAAAGGCAGTGTAGAAAAAAACAGTCGAGATATGCCCGGTATAGTTGAACATCGATTTAATCAATTGCAGGAAATAGAAGCAATATTAGAATATCTCAATATTGAAATGCGTAAAATACGCAACAAACATTATCGCAAGTATCTTGAAGGATACAATAAAGCACTTTCAAGTAGAGATGCTGAAAAGTACAGTGATGGTGAACAAGAAGTAATAGATCAGCAACACATTATCAATGAAGTTGCACTTGTGAGAAACAAGTATATGGGCCTGGTAAAAGCATTGGATGCTAAACAGTTTCAAATAAACAATGTGGTAAAATTACGTGCCGCAGGATTGGAAGATGTAAGTTTATGAGAATAGTATTTTGTTTACCAGGTAATAGCTACAGTGGCGAATTTTTGCGATCATTCACAAGTGTATGGTCTTGGTGCATGCAAAATGGACACCAACCTGTTCTAAGTCAACAGCACAGTAGCATGGTAAACTTTGCTCGTTGTAAAGTAGCAGGTGCAGACGTATCCAAAGGAATGTATCAAAAACCATTCAATGGTATGGAATATGATCGCATGATGTGGATTGACAGCGATCAAGTATTCAAAGTGGAACATTTTACTAAACTACTAAGCATGGATTGTGATGTTGCAAGCGGCTGGTACAGTCAACCTCATGGATTTACACCAGTTGTAGAAAACTTAGATGATGAATATTTTAATACACACGGACATTATCAGTTTATAAAAACAGAAGAAATGCTAGAACGTAAGTTTGCTTTCAAAGCAGATTATATAGGTTTTGGTTGGGTAATGATAAAACAAGGTATATTTGAACGTATGGAATACCCGTGGTTTGCTCCTAAGAAGTTACAAGTACCGCAGGGATATGAAATGTGTAGTGAAGATGTTGCTTGGTGTTTGGATGCAAAGCAACTGGACATAGACATATATGTAGATCCACAAATACGTGTAGGACACGAAAAAACACAAATAATTTAAAAAAAGATCAAAAAAAGACTTGACAGTAAGACTTCTTGGTGCTATATTATATGTATAGTTAGAAACAAAGAAGGAACACACGATGTTTAGAATCCCATCATTTTACGAAGCAACACCAAGTTTTGAAGATGCTTGGAACACAATTACTAACTTTGGTCGTGGCGATGCACTAGAAGGCATGAACGCAATGAACCGTGTTTGGGAAGAGCATTGTGCATCAGGCAATGATGACGATGAATTTTATGACAACTACGAATATGAAGCAAATGCTTTTAATGTAGTGTTTGCAAATATGAGTAAACTGTTTGGAGAGGTAGCATAATGTATAATATGGAAACTGCACTGGTTGACTATATCAACGCTCAACGCAAAGAAGCTGAAGAGTTTTCAAAGCAACCAGGTTGTTGGATGGGTATGATGCCTGCGGCAACTGAAACTGAGTATTGGAGTAATCGTGTTCCTTCCGGCACTCTTAAAGAATATATGCGTATTCAACTAGAAGAAGATGCATACTACATTACTGCTGATTATGTCAGTAAAGGTTATGCACGTTCTTTAGACTTTGCCAATTGGAGCGATAGTGCTATTGAACGACACATCGAAAATATTTGTAGAGAAAAGGAGGCTGCATGATGTCGTCTTTGCCTGTAGATGTTGAAGCAAAACTTTCAACTAAATTGCCACTATATGATGAAGTACATGGTGGTCCTTATGATCGAGGAGGTGCTGATAGTTATTATGGACGAAGCTTTGATCCTCACTATTGGCCCGAAGGTACAAATAAAGGTACTCGAATCGAAATGAAAGATATGACACCCGAGGAAATTACTGCTTATACTGCTGGCTATCGTGACAACGAAGATGCTGGCGACTTTAAAGAGTGGTAAAAAAAGATTAAAAAAGACGTCTTTTTTTCTTGACAATAAGACGTCTTACTGCTATATTATTATTGTAAGTTAAACAAACGAAGAGGACTTCGAAAATGGCATATGTATCCCAAGCAATGAAAAAAGAACTAGCACCAGCTATCAAAGCTGTATTGAAAAAATACAAAATGAAAGCTAGTATTGCAGTTCGCAATCATTCAACACTTGCTGTGAATATTAAATCAGGCGCCCTTGATTTTAGCGACAGTTTTACACACGGTGACGGATACTGCCAAGTTAACGAATATTGGATTGATAGCCATTATGATGGTGTCAAGCGTGACTTTCTAAATGAGCTGTTAGCGGCTATGAAAGGTCCCAAATACTTTAACAACGATGACGCAATGACTGATTACTTCAGTCGCAGTCACTACACTGACATCAATGTTGGTCAGTGGAATAAGCCTTACGAATTAGTAGCGTAAGAAAGGATTTAAACTGCCCTTAGCTCAGCTGGATAGAGCAAGTGCCTTCTAAGCACTAGGTCAGAGGTTCGAATCCTCTAGGGCAGGCCAATAACGCTCGCATGATGGAATAGGTAGACATAACAGACTTAAAATCTGTGGCCTTAGTGCGTCCCGGTTCGAGTCCGGGTGCGAGTACCAAAACAGCGCCTGTAGCTTAACGGTTAAAGCCCCCCGCTCATAACGGGTCGACTGTAGGTTCGAATCCTACCGGGCGCACCATAAATAACGAAACAATAAACAGCTAAGTAAAATGTACAAAGTAACAGCATATTTCAAAGATAAGAAAATAGTTCGTAGGTTTTATGATCTTTATGATGCAATTGATTATCGAGATACTGTTGATGCACATTATCCCTTAAAGGTAACATTTGAAAAAGGAAAAGATATGAGAGAATGGGTATATAATTGTTGGAATGTAGTGATGGATGATACACGAAATCCATTAAGCAACATTCCAGACTTCAGTACACGACATATGATTATGCAGGTATTGGCATGGATGTGGTGTATTGTATTTGCTATCTTTGTAGGTAGCATGTGGGCAGGTGTGTTTAGTATGATTCTACACGCACTAATACTAGCTGCGGTAGCTGTCACAGTAGCAACATTTGAAACAGCCAAACGTAACCCAAATGTGTTCCGTGTAGACAACGGAATCAATTCACGTGGTTACGGTGGCGAACACGAGTAAAGGAGAAAACAATGAGTATGAGTGCTCAATTAGTTAAAGCCGCACGTATGCATGCTGAAGGCGAGCTAGAACGTGCTAAAACAAATATTTTAGTTTATATGAATCAAAGTGTTGGTATTGGCGAACACAGCGATATTGTAGAAGCAATCCAGGAAGAATTGGATAAAATGGCAGCATCAGAAGATCGCATTGAAATGTTGGACAAACATTTCTCATAATAAAAACGCTCCTATAGCTCAGTTGGTAGAGCAATTGATTTGTAATCAATAGGTCCGCGGTTCGAGTCCGTGTGGGAGCACCATAATGCGCCTGTGGTGAAATTGGTAGACACGCTAGATTTAGGTTCTAGTGCTTTACGGCGTGGGGGTTCAAGTCCCTCCAGGCGCACCATAACAAAGGAAATATTAATGGACTATTACAATAAATTCCAAAAAGACAATCGAGAAGCAATCATTAGTTTTGTGGATGACGAATACTTGATGTGTAGTTTTTTTGAAGACAACCAAATTGTAGGTCGAATTGAATATCCTGATAAAAGTCGTCACTATGTTGCTGATGCCGCAGAGAATTGGATCACACGAGTAATGACTGTAGAAACTGTAAAAAATTACACAAAACAACTTGACTTATTCAGCAAATAGTGTACATTATAAGTATGGAGGATGGGCAGGACGGTAATGCAGCGGATTGCTAATCCGTACAACCTGATAAGGGTTGAGTGGGTTCGACTCCCACATCCTCCGCCACTTATATTGAGGACACTATGAAAGACGATATCACTGTACAACAAGCTGAAGAAGATCTAATGCATGATATCTATTACACTAATCCTCCCCGTAAAAAATTCAGTATTTTTAGATTGCTAGGCAATATACTGAGTTTTATATACAGAATTATTTTCACATTTATTGCAGTTTTTTTATTATTATTGTTTATATTAGGTTGACATAAGATATCTTGATGTTATTATAAACTAGTAAAACAGAACAGAGGATAAGAAGATGGCTCGTCAGAAACAACAGTACAATACTCGTCAAGTACTTGAACTTGCTATTGCAGTTGATGCCAAACAAGGCTTTATCAAAAGTGGGTTTGGATATTACGACAGAGAAAATGATAAGCGTGTTTATGATAACAAGACTTGTATTCTCAACTTTATGCAAGGCATAGACGGCGCAGAAGAATTCACAATCACAGAAGACTATGTTCAACAAGCAGATACGATTGTTGACGAATTTAAACATGAACTGATTGCCAAAAAGATGATGGGCAATATAAATGACTTTGAAGGCAATGTACTGCGTTGCCTCAGTGACGAAGCAGTTGATGGATTTGGTGTTGCAATTCTTGCAAGTTTGCCCAATAGTTTTCGTGTGTTGAGCAAGCGTCAATCACTGGACGACTTCTTTGAGCAGTATCGAAAAACCAGTGAATTTATTGGCACCATTGGCGAACGCCTTATGTTTAATGTAAACATCAAAGATGTAAAGTTTATTGCAAAATATTCGATTCATTTGGTGACCTGTTTGGATGCCAAAGGCAACATCTGTAAATTCTTCTTTAATCGTGAACCTGATATTGCTGGCATTTTGGAAGGCAAAGACGTTATGCTTACTGGTAAGGTAAAGACACATGACGTGAGCAAATTCAGTAACTGTAAAGAAACTGTGTTTAATTATGTAAAAATAAATGAAATAAAAGGTTGACATATATAATACAGATGTTATTATCAATATGTAAGTTGTTAAAAAGGAGTGAGAACCAATGCAGACAACAGAAAAACAAGTGCGTATCGCAAACGGTACATATCGTAACATTAATGTGAAGGACGTTGTGTTTCCATTAGTTAAAGAATTTAAACAAGGCAAGACAGGTAACTTCATTACAGTTGATGGTAGTGCAGTGCCTGGTTTCCCGGACCGATCCATTCGGATCAAAGTAGTTGATCAAAGTGAATTCGACTACCTCGAAGACGGAGAGAATGTTGTGTCAGCCCAAGCCGCCCAAGCTGAAACAGATGATCAAGTCATTGAACGGTTACGGGAGCGATTTCAGATCCTAGAAGACATGACATATGCGTCATGTGATGGGGTTGTGCGTGGCATGGTTGTTACTGGACCTCCGGGTGTTGGTAAGAGCTTTGGTGTAGAGAAGGTGCTCAAAGATGCGGGCGTCATGTTAAAGATGGAGTCGCAAGGGGGTAGCTTGCGCAAGTTCGGTGTTGAAAAAGGCGCCGCTAGTCCAATTGGTCTTTATCAATTGCTGTATGATTACAGTGCTTCAGGCAGTGTGCTGGTACTAGACGACTGTGATAGTGTACTGTATGATGAACTGAGTTTGAATCTGCTCAAAGCAGCACTGGACAGTAGTACAAAGCGAACACTGAGCTGGCGTAGTGAAAGTCGTGCGCTTGCTAACAACGGTGTACCTGATAGCTTTGACTTTAAAGGTTCAATCATCTTTATTACCAATGTAAAATTTGAACGAACACGTGGTAAGCTCAAAGATCACTTGGATGCGATTATGAGTCGTTGTCACTACTTGGATCTTACATTGGATACAATGCGTGACAAGTTTCTACGCTGTAAACAAATTGTAGCAGATGGTATGCTCAATGATTACAAGTTCAGCGAAGAAGAGCAAACAGATCTAATGGATTATATCTATACCAACAAAAACAAATTACGTGAAATGAGTTTGCGTATGGTATTGAAGATTGCCGATCTTCGTAAAATGAATGCAAACAAGTGGAAGAGTTATGCAGAGTCCACTTGTATGAAAAGGATATAAAAGAATTTGGTAGCCGGACAGTTGCAATAGCAATGGCTACCAATACTAACTGGTGTACTCCTCTGTCTGCGTCACTCTCACTCACACCAGTTAGGTCCTGGGGGGCTAGTAAGAAGTCTTACTAGTCCCCTTATTTTATAAGTAGTATTACAGGAAAATCAAATGGGTTGGTGGAACAAAATGGTCAAAGATACTTATACCGAATATGGTTACCGAGGGCTTGAAGAACTTAGAGCTCGCGATGAAATTATCAAACAATTAAAAGAAGAAAATAGTAAATTAAAAATGCAAATGCAAGTGATGGAAAACCGTTGCAATGACTTGCAAGCAAAAGCTAGCCGTTGACAAACTCTAAACTAGAGCGTATTATTAAAACATGAAAACAAAACTTATCCTCAAAGATGAGGTTAATTGCAAGTTCGAAGGACTTGGATTGACCACCCGACGCAAGTTAGAAAAGAAACTAAAGTTCTTTTTGCCGCATGCATATCATGTACCAGCATACAAACTAGGACGTTGGGATGGTTGTGTGGGTTACTTTACCATGGGTGGTAACACCTTTGTAAATTGCTTGCCCACAATACTTCCCATACTGGACGAAGAAGGCTACAGTATTGAGATTGAGGATCATAGAAAACCACATGATCTCAAATGGGACACTGTAACAGAACAACTGTTCAGTGATAGACAATGGCCCGACAAGCATCCGGCTGCAGGCGAGCCAATTGTACTCAGAGATTATCAAGTTGAAGTTATCAATAAGTTTTTAAAGACACCGCAGTGTTTGCAGGAAATTGCAACAGGTGCTGGTAAAACATTGATTACTGCGGCACTAAGCTATATGTGTGAAGCCTATGGTCGCAGTATTGTTATTGTTCCAAACAAAGATTTGGTCACTCAAACAGAAGCTGACTATATTAATTTGGGACTAGATGTAGGTGTTTACTTCGGTGATAGAAAAGAATTAGGGAGAACTCATACCATATGTACTTGGCAGAGTTTGAACGTTCTCGAAAAAAGATTCCGTGATGGACTAGCGGACGAAGGGTTGCACCATTTTGCAGAAGGTGTCGTGTGTGTTATGGTGGACGAAGTTCATCAAGCCAAAGCAGACGTCCTGAAAAAGCTGCTTACTGGAGCGTTCAGCAATATTCCAATTCGCTGGGGGCTTACAGGCACGATACCTAAAGCAGAACACGAACGCCTGAGCTTGGAAGTGAGCTTGGGAGAAGTAACCAATAGTTTGAGCGCACATGAACTACAAGATATGGGTGTACTAGCACAATGCGAAGTAAACGTACTACAGCTACAAGACACAGTGAGTTATGGCAACTACCAAAGTGAGCTTACATATCTCACAACAGATAAAAACAGACTAGATTACATGAGTGGACTAATACAAACAATGGCACAAAGTGGTAACACATTGGTACTGGTGGATCGTATTAGTGCAGGAGAAGGACTCGTAGAACGACTTGGTGACGATACAGTGTTTGTCAGTGGTTCAATGAAAAGCAAAAACAGGAAAGATCAATATGATGAAATTAGTGAAGTTGACAACAAAATTATCGTTGCAACCTATGGTGTGGCTGCCGTGGGTATTAACATTCCTCGTATTTTTAACTTGGTTCTCGTGGAGCCTGGCAAAAGTTTCGTTAGGGTAATTCAAAGTATTGGTAGAGGTATACGTAAAGCACAAGACAAAGACCATGTACAGATATGGGATATAACAAGTAGTGCAAAATTTAGCAAGAGGCATTTGACTGAGCGAAAGAAATTTTATCGAGAAGCCAAGTACCCCTTTCATATAGAGAAAGTGGATTATAAATGACCAGAATATTAACAGTAGATAATCAAGTATATGATTTAGATTTTATTCCAGAAGAGATTGAGGACATACGCTATTGTGTATTAGACTACAGTAATCCAAAGGAAGCAGATTATATATTTGTTCCATTGGTATTCTTAGAAAGTTTTAATGCACCTGCGGCTGTACTGCAAATAGGCAAGAGGCATGTAAAGGTTCCATTGGATTGGAGTCTTGTGGTGTGTGACCCCATGGTAGGCGATCCGGAAGTACTGCCAGTAACAAGTCTCAACGACAGAGGATTTAAAGCCTTTGTGTTTAATCCACTTACAGGATTCTTACCCAATTTTGATGAAATAGAAATTGTAAATATCTATCAGGAAGTCAAATGGTATTTTCCTAAACTAAAATTTGGACACATACTTGCTGTTCCTTTAGGAGAAAATGACAACAGTCCTTGTGCATATTTTGTAAAAGATACAAATAAAATACCAGACATACTAAGCACCGAGGACTTGTGGTAATGAGTAAAAAAACTTGCGATGCTTTTTTTTGTAATAAACGTGTTCCTGCCAAATATAGATACTGTTATGATTGTGCCAAAGCACGAGGCCACGTAGGTAATAATGGATTAGGTATTTTTGGCTGGGCTATTATACTTTTAATTTTATGGACAGTATTTGGATGAGTGGGCAAAGACGCTGGTTAAAACTATGGAGTAGAACAGTTGGCATGCCTGTTGGCCTTAATGATGACGACAAGCCAGAGTTTTTACCAATTACACAACATGATGTACACAAAGCATTATGGTTTAGAACCTTCTGGATTGTCTTGCATATTTGTACATGTGGCTTTATAATAGTTGGTAACGGAAGAACACTTGGATTATGGTAAATGAGCAAACTTAGTATCAAAGAAGAAATGCGAGCTATTGATCAACGTGACAGAGCGTGGTGGGATAGTTTGACTGAAGAAGAAAAAAAGAAACTGGGTATCTTTGTGCTAATGCGCTACACCAGTGCAGTGCAAACTAAAAATCCAGATATTGAATATCATTATTTGGCACTTACAAATGAACTAGTAAACAAGCATTATAATATATTGCGCAAAGAACCTGAACTACAATTCAAACTGTTGCAGTGTGTAGGCTTGGGTATGAATCAATTTCATCCTTGGATACCTCCCAGCAAACAGCGCAAAGGCAAAGCAGGCAAACTGCTCAAGTGGTTACAAGAACTTTATCCAACATACAACGATGATGAACTGGAGTTGCTGGTAAGTACTAACGACATCAACGACTTTAAGGCAGTAGCAGAAGAAATGGGCATGGATAAAAAGCAAATAAAAGAGCTGTTTAAAAAATGACCACAGCAGAAGAACTAGTAAATGCAGTAGGAAGTATAGGATTGACAAAAGGTAAATTCACATGTGATTATTGCAAGAAGAGCTTTCAGCGTGAAGGCACATTACTAGCTCACAGTTGTGAAAAGAAGAGACGTTGGCAAAGTAAACTTAATCAAGATGTCTTGGTAGGCTTTGCTAGTTATGATTTGTTTTATAGAATTGAAATGCAAAGCAAGCCTAAGGAATACAAGGACTTTGTTGACAGTCAGTATTATACAGCATTTGTAAAGTTTGGTGCATACTGTTTAAACATACGCTGTATAGATCAAGAAGCATTTACTCGTTGGCTAATTAAAAACAAAGCCAAACTCAAAGATTGGCCCACTGATAAAATGTATTTGTTGTTTGTACAGGATCATTGTAAACGTGAAAGTGTAGAACGTGCGCTAGAACGTTTTGTAGAGCATGCCGCTGAAACAGATTACTTTGCAACATTCTGGGAAAATGCTAGTGGATATTTGATAGCTGAATGGTGTGAAATGGGTAAGATATCGCCATGGATTATGTTGAATAGCAAACGAGCGCAAACAGCATTAAGTAACATGCCAGATGAATGTTTTGCGAGAATAGCAAACAGTATTGATGCAGACTATTGGGGAAAGAAAACAAAACTTAATCCACATGATGCAAACTTTGTACGGGAGATGATAGATGGGATTACCTGATATTGACATTGACTTTGCAGATAGAAGTCAAGCACTAGAATTATTTAAAAATGTACCAGCTAGGCTCAAAAAGAGAAAACACAATACTGGTGTTTATTTTCACAGAGTGCCCAGCAATCCATTTACAAATGTGTGTACAGTTGAACACACACAAGCTGACGATATGGGATTCTTTAAATTGGATCTACTTAATCTAAGCATATACAAAGACGTAAAAGATGACGATCATCTAAAACAATTAATGGAAAAGGAACCAGTATGGGAACTGTTGGAACACAAAGACTTCGTAGATCAGCTATTTCATCTAAGCGGGCACGACAGACTGTTAAAACAATTGAAGCCTACTTCGGTACCGCAATTGGCGGCTACACTGGCAATTATCAGACCAGCCAAAAGACATTTACAAGACAAAGGTTGGCAGACAATAATGGATCAAGTATGGGTAAAACCCATAAACGATAACAAGGCTTACTATTTTAAGAAAGCACACGCACTAAGTTATGCTATGGTTGTTATCGTACATATGAATCTCATATGTGAACAATTAGGATATTAACATGGATGAAAATAGATTTGTAAAAGAAATCAATGATATAGGATTTACAGTTCATCAAGATGCATTTGACAAAGACTGCATTGAAGAACTTAATCAATATGCAAGTACCTTTGCACCCGAGCGTGGACATACAAAAGATTTAAAATGGTACGGGTGGAATCAAATACAAGAACAAGTTGCAGAAGGCAAAGACCCACACAAAGAAATTGATTGGGCATACTTTTGGACAGATGAACCACAAGGCAATCATTTTATTGACAACGTTATTAAACCTGAACTGGGTAAGTGTGCAGATGCTGCATTTGGAGAAAACAATTGGGAATGGTATATGTGTGATTTTATTTCACTATACCCAGGTATGAACTTTATTAGACCACACATTGATACACCTTATAGATTCAAAGAGTTTAAGTATACAGAAGGTTTACTAGGTTTACAATTTATGGTAATGTTGTGTGACTTTACTCCGGACAATGGTGCTACAGGATATGTGCCAGGTACACACAAATACATCTATGACTATTATCAAAATATGTATGCTGATAAAAGTCATTTTGATTTATTCTTTATGGACAATTACAAACAACACCTAGCACCGGCTGGAAGTTTTGTGTGCTGGCATCCGCGAGTCATGCACAGTAGTATGCCTAATCACAGTGATAGCATCAGAAGAGGTTTGTTATTACATGCGGCTGAAAAAACTACAGCTAGAAGGTTGCGCACAGTCGATCCTCAAAAGAATCACATCTTGCGTACAAGCTGAATATTTCTTCTTTTGACTCGTTTTTGCATTATGTTG